ATCGTAAGCCTCTTGCGCCAATCGGCGCAGATCTGGGTAGCTGACCTTATCGTACCAAGCCTCTAGAACAATCGCGCACATTGCGCCCTTGTATTGGAAGACCCCCCAAGTTGTCCGGGCGCTAAAGCTAGAGCTTTCCTTGGCCTCGAATGCTGTATCGTATGATTGCAAGACGTATTCGATGTCGGGCAGGTCTTCCTTTTCCCAAGGAACCCACCAGCTTGCCTTCAGGATTCCGCCACCCTTGGGTGATGGGCGCTGCTGTAGCTGGCCTGCTGCTGCGTAGGAACCAAGGCTGCGCTCCAGTGTGTTTAGCGTATTGTCATCGATGCGTTCAGGCCAGAGCAGCTCGCCCTCCTTTGTGCGCGGATCTGAGAAGCCCAGCCATGACTTGCTTGGCGTTGGGTGTCCGATTTCGTATCGGGCAGGCAGGCAGAGGTGGTTCCACTCATCTCCTAGCTGGTTGGACAGGATATGCCCGGTCAGGTCTTGCTCATGCACACGCTGCATGATGATGACGAAAGCGCCAGTGCGGGGATCGTTGAGGCGGGTCTGCATGGCTTGGTCCCACCACTCCAGAACGCCTTCGCGCACCTTGGAGCTGTCGCTATCGACCACATTGTGCGGGTCATCGATGCAGATGATGTCACCACCGTCACCTGTCAGAGCGCCACCTACGGACGTTGCGATGCGGTAGCCTGTCCTATCGTTCTCGAACCTTTGCTTCTGGTTTTGGTCACCAGTGAGCTGAAACTTGTCACCGAAGTGCCTATCGTACCATGGGCTATCGATCAGGCGGCGACACTTGGTGCTGTCCCTGATTGACAGGGAAGAGGCATATGAGGCGTACAGGAACTTCTTATGCGGCTGGTGGGTCCAAGTCCAAGCTGGCAGCGCAACGGCCACACTGATTGATTTCATGTGGCGTGGCGGCACGTTTATGATCAGACGTTTGATGTCGCCTTCGACAACGGCTTGGAGGTGATCGCTGATTGCATCGACGTGCCAGTTATTCTGGAACTCGACGCCCGGTTCAATCGTCGGCCAAGCTGCTTTCGTAAACTCCCTCAATGATCTGCGGTAACGCTCCGCCTGCACTTGCTCCAGCGTTAGACTGTTCAAAAATTGTTGCAAGTGCGCTGAGTTGTTCATCGCTGATCCTCGTAATATCTATGACGTGCTTTTGTTCGACGGTTGTTGCGACTTCTTTTTTATCGACCCAGCCTGCGCGGTTCTTCAGGAAGAAGATCATGGCGGTGTTATCCCGATCAACTGTGGCCTTTTCATAGAGTGCGTTGGTGACTTGCTGTATGCCTTCGGCTTCACCGCTTTTTATAGCGTCCAAGAAATCCACATTTTGTTCCTGAATTTCAAAGAATTTCGAGCGAGATATTCCCAGCGAAGCAGCACATTGTTCTTTAGTTAAGCCCTGCGCCATAAAGCGTTTTGTGTTTTCCAGCACTTCAGGAGTGACCTCGAACTTGGGCCTTCCGACAGGGTTCTTTGACTTTTTCTTTGCCATGTGGTGATCTTTCCAGTTTTACTGCAATGTAAGATAGATCATTTAAAAAAGAAACCCCCAGAACTTAATCTGAGGGCTTCTCTTCGTCACTAACGGGATCGACCAAAATCCGAAACGAGGCAATAAAAAAATAGATCTACTTTTTTACGACTAAAATATTTTAATCATAATTTTTTTACACAGTCAAGAAAAAACCCCCACCACAAAGGCGGGGGCAGTTGGGGATGAGGCCACAGGCATGGGCCAAATCGAGCAGTGAGTTTTGGTTATCACATTGCAAGGAATATTACAAACACTGCTGCGATTAGAACTACGAATGCTGCGCCTGCCATCATTTCTTTTGCCCATCCTTCTGGTTTTTTGCTGTGAATATCTAAGTGGCCTCTCAGATTGATTGAGATCCATTCGCCTTCTCTTGCTGGTGCTTCGCCGTACTGGGTGTGAACCCAGAGGTGAGAAGATCCTGCACGTTTAGATGTATTTTCTGCAACCCATTCTGGGAAGGTTGCTTTGAAGCCTGTGAACTTCCAAGATTTAACGATCATTTTTTTGCTCCGAACATTTTTGACACTCTCTGCCAAATAACTCGTTTAGAATTGGCTCAAAAAATGTTGCTATTTCTTTTCTTCGATTTTTTGATGGGATTTCTGTATTTTCGGAATGTGGTTTTATTTTATCTTTCATTTTTTACCTCCGAACATTTTCTTCATCAGGCTTTTGCCTTTGGGTGTGAGCTTGATGTTTCGTTGGCGCTTATCTGTTGCGTCCATTTCGATTTCGATCAGCTCTGCTGCTTCTGTTTGGCCTCTGCTATTTTCAGCCAGTGAGTGCAGCAATCTGTTGAGGGTTGAGTTTTTGAGATCCATTTTGATTGCGAGGTCTGCGCTTGTGATTGGGTACGACTGGCAGATCGCGGAGAATGTCTTGAGGTGGTTGATTGATGTCTGTGATCTATCGACCATTTTGTTAAACTCTTTGATTTGAGTTTCGAGTGTTGCGATCTGTTCCATTGTTAATCCTCTTGGAATATTTCATCTGCGAGAGATGCAGGCAGTTCGACTGAGCTTATACGAAAGTCGCATGTCAAACATTTACGTCTGCGTTTAATTGTTGGAAAGCCATAATGCAAGTGCGGTCTTGAGTCGATGGTTGTCATTTTGGTTTCGCAATTTGGGCAGTGCGAGGTTGCGAGTGTCATCACGCTTCCTCCATAACTTTATCTATTTCTAAGCACAGATCATTTAGGCTACTGGCGACTATTGTTTTATGGCCGTCTTTATTAGCAAACCAGTTACATATGTTATACATGCCCGGCTTTGAGCTGTGGATTAGCCAACCTTGGTATTCCCAAGGCTGGCGCAGGTCACCTTTGCGGCGTGACTTTTTAAATTTAGGCTTCATCACGCTGCCTCCTTACGGAAGGCAGCATAGAGATCTTTGGCGGCTTCGTGCCAAGATTTTTTGGTGATTGGGCTTGCGCCTTTGACGTGATGCCAAGTTGCGGTATCGCGTGTTGTGCCACAAGCTGCTGTTGTGGTCTTATAGATTTTACCAATGACGATGTATTTATCGTCGCCGTAAGATTTCCAGAGGATAAGTCCCTCTGCATAATCCCCAGACCCCTCAACGCGGCAACGGATGTCGTAGCCATTCTTTTTGTATTCCATTCTGCGTATAGACATTTGTTGTCTCCCTCTCTCTACACACCATAAGTAACACGCCTGTCATAGATTACAAGTAGTCATGGAAAGTTTTTTTAATGTATTTACTGCATATTTATTGCAGTCACCCATACTGCACTTATTCACCCAGCCCAAACCCCTTATTCTTATAGTATATATATATAGATATATTATTTATTACATTACTACATACTACCTACCCTACCCTACTCTCAGACATATAGGGGGGGGGTATTAGGCACTAAGGGGGACTGCAATATTGCAATAAATGCAATAAATCGTAACCTGTTGATTTCAATGCCTAATACAGTGTTATTTAAAAATGCAGTAAATACTGCACTAATTAATATCAGCTCTTTTTGGCCCAAGGCTCTTCGGGCAGGGAGATTGGTTTCGGGGTTCCGTTCTTTCTATAGGAGGCAAGTTGCATCCTAACTTTGGTCATTTGGTCAGCCTTCTTGCCCTCCCTTGTCCTTGGGAACTTACCGATATTATTTGCCATTGCCTCTGGCCCGAATGTAAAACCGTTCTTGCGTATCATTTCTCGCCCCTCATCCATTTTAGATCTTTGGTTAGTTCATCTCGTTGCTCCATGAGTTTCTGAACCAATTGCGTCAGCCGTGCGATCTCGTTTCGCTGTACGGCGTTCTTGCTCTGGAGCTTTTGTACTTCTGTATTTTTAGTCACTGGTCTTTCCTTGTAGAATGTATTCGGTCTTCTTTGATGGGGCAGCTCCCCAGACGGTCCAGATGAAATCCATAGTGGCGCTCTTGCCCCTCTCTGGTGACATGGCTGGCCTCCACGTCATTGCTATGATCGCCATTGGCCTTGTGGACATGAAGAGCTTTTCGCGCTTCTTAGCGTGCCAAAAGGTGGCCTTGGTCAGCATAGCAAATGGAATGTTCTTTGCGGCAGATCTTTCGATAAACTCAGCGGCCAGATTGAATGGCGGGTTGGTAATTATGCCACCGCAATTGCAATCAGCGTTCAGGAAGTTCATCCCGCTCTCACCATATCCTTGGTCATTCAGATCAGTTGAGATGACATCATAACCTCTGCCCTCCAGAACTTTTGAGATGGCCCCATCACCGCAGGCTGGCTCCCAGATGCG